TGCAGATATTAACTGATTACGCTAAAGAGCATTATATTAATGTTATTTGCATTGGTCAAGTTAACAAGAGCGGTAATATGGCTGGGTCCCAAAAGTTAAAGCATATGGTTGATGCTATGATACACTTGTCTATTGAAAGAAAAGATGAGGATTTCAAAGGGTTGAGAGTTCTTGAGACTGTTAAAAACAGATTTGGTGGCGCAGGTTGGACTTTCTTCTTAGATCTAAAAAAGGAAGGGTTTAATGAAGTTGCTAGAGTTGGAGTAAAGTAGAAATGATAAAGGCTTTATTAGCCTACGTAATGGGTTCTTCCCTTGTATTCTTTCAACACAATCTACAGTTTATAAACGACTATTTTAAAGACAAATCACATTTTCTTATTTTTACGTTAAGTATTCCTATTTCTTATTTGTATTTGTATTCATGGACATATTTTGTTAATGAAAACAACGGATCTGTTTGGTCAGCTAGATTTATATTTTTTGGTTTATCATATTTCGTATATCCAATTATGTCTTATGTATTCATGAATGAAACACCCTTTACAGTTAAAACTGCACTTTGTACATTATTAAGTGTGATGATATTGGTAGTGCAATACAAATTATAAACACACAAGTGTATTTAAGAAAAACAACATATTATAATATAAAGTAATCACAATAAATCAACATTAATAAAAGGACATTAATTTGAACATCAAAAGCTTTCTAAAAATTGTAAAAAATCTCCCTCCACATCATGCAGTTCTTATGCGAGCTAGTACTGGTGTTGGTAAATCTGCTCTAGTAAATGAAATTTCAAAAGAAATCAAGTTACCGCTAATTGATGTTCGTGCATCGATTATGTCTGAAGGTGATGTTCAAGGTTACCCAGATCTTGAAGGAATGAAAGAGAAGGGCATAATGACGTTTTGTATGCCGTCTTGGTTTATTAGAGCTTGTAATGAGCCAGTTGTTTTATTCTTGGACGAGTTTAATCGAGGATTACCTGCAGTACAACAATCTTTCTTTCAAATAGTATTGGATAGACAGTTAGGTAATGATGAAAACGGCAATCCATATAATATCCATCCTGGTACGAGAATCTTTGCTGCCATTAATCATGGTAATGAATATGATGTAAATGAAATGGATCCTGCGTTATTAAGACGTTTTTGGGCTATTGATCTTAAACCAACAAAAGCAGATTGGATTGATTGGGCAAAATCAAAGAAAGTTGATAACTTAATTATTGAGTTCTTGAAAACAAGATCTTCACATTTATTTGTTAATTTAGAAAAGGTTAAACCAGGAAACGTATTCCCAACTCCTGCTTCTTGGGCAAGATTTGATGAAGTGCTTAAGTTTAACAATATCGATTTATATGAGACAAAAGAAAAGTTTGATATATTCAATACGGCAATTGGATTTATAGGACAAGAAGCTGCTGTTGAATTTACTGATTTTGTTAAGAAATATGAAATTGTAGTAACGCCTGAAGAAATCCTTAAGAGTTTTAAAGCTTGCGAAGAAAAGTTAAAAGCTATGTCAAATGATAGGATTAATTCTCTTATTGAAAGATTAGGTGAGCACTCTGGTTCTAATGATTGGACAGTAACACAATCTAAAAACGCAGCAAAGTTAGGAAAAATGATTTCTGAAGAAATGCTTATACACTTTTGGTCTTGTGTTACTAAGGCTAAGAATATCAATAGCATTCAAAAGTTCCACAAAGAAATCGGACAATACGTTGTTGAAGTTGTTAACAGCAATAGAGACTTACTAAGTAAATAAGGATTAGTTATGTCGAAACAAAACAATAACAATAGTATGTTAGGTACAAAAAAAGTTAGTCAAAAAAAGATTGATAGCTTTGATTTAACTCATCATCTAGTAAACTTTCTATGGAGTGAACCTTTCTATAGCAGAATTTTAAGATCTTTAAACAAAGAAGAGACAACTACAATCCCAACAGCTGGTGTTACTTGTATAGACGGCGACATAACACTTTACTGGAACAGAGAGTTTATGGCTGGACTAAGTAAAAGTCAAGTTAACGGCTTACTTAAACACGAATGTTTACACTTAGTTTTTGGTCATACAACTGAAAGAAGGAGAGATCCTCATTTAATCTGGAATTACGGAACAGATCTTGCAATTAACTCAACTATTCCTTCACATGAATTGCCTAAAGGCGGTTTGATTCCAGGAGAAAAGTTATATCTTGACAACGACCAGAAATCAAATATGACTGATGACGAGCTTAAAAGATTTATGGGTTTATCAAATCTTATTGAAAGCTTCCCGAGAGATAAAACTTCTGAATATTATTTCAACAGATTAATGAGTGATCCAGATGTAAAAGAGTATCTTGAAGAAATGGAAAAAGGTGCTTCTGTTGGAATTGGGTTTGATGATCATGAAGGATGGGATGAGATGTCAAACGAAGAAAAGGAGTTAATCCAGGGTAAGATTAAGGAGTTAGTTAAGGACGCTGCAGAAGAAGCTGAATGTAGAAACTGGGGATCAGTATCACAACATACTAGAGCTGAAATATATAAAATGTTATCAAACAAAATCCAATGGCAATCTTTGTTAAAGAGATTTTGTGGTTATACCAAGAAAGATCAAAGAAACTCTTCAGTAAGAAAGTTACATAGAAAGTATCCAGGCGTTCATCCCGGCGCTAAAAAGATTTATCGTCCAATGATTGCTGTATATATTGATGAGAGTGGTTCTGTTTCAAATAAAGAGTTAGCAGCATTCTATGCTGAACTGGATAATCTTTCTAGAAATACAGACTTTTATCTTTATAAGTTTGATCATTCAGTTGATGACAAAGGAGGGTTTCTTTGGAAGAAAAATAAACGTCCTAACATGCACAGATCATTAACAGGAGGAACATCGTTTAAAGCTGTATCTAATCATGCAATTAAGAACAAAAGAAAGTTTGATGGTTATATAGTTTTAACAGATGGGGGTGCTCCAAAACCCGGGCCTTCATTTAGAATGAAACGATGTTGGATATTAGCCAAGAATTGCAAGTTAGCTTTTGAAGCTGACAAATCTGATGTTACAATAAACATGTAAATTAATTTATAAAAGAGATAATTATGTTATATAATTTTAATACTGAGACATTTAAGTTTGTTAAAGAAAAAAACAAAGTTAAATTATATCATAAAGCCCAAAATAAGTGGACCCAAGGTTGGACTTATATTGGAAAGTACGAAAACACGCAAAAAGCAGAAGTTGCTGCAAAACAATACACAAATTAAAAAAGGATAAAAATTATGATGCGTTACAAGCTTACTATTGATCGTCATGGTCTTGGAGAATATGAAAAGAGCATTGTAAACTATGTCTTTGATTCTTCTTCACCGAAAGATGCATTAAAGAGAGTTCAAGCTGTATATGAAAGATGTGAGAAAACTAACAAAAGAATTCCGTATAACTCAAAGTTATTCCTGGAAGCTGTAGCCATTTCAGCAGGTGCTGATTTAGATAAAATCAAATAAAGCGCTGTTTATCATATGTTATATTACATTGGATTTATATTTATAGTTCTTTTTAATGTAGCAATATTTTACGATCAAACTCAGCACAATGAAGAGATATACAAGTCAAACTATAGTTTATTTCTTTTTGTGTTGAGCTTTTTTTGTATTTTAGAGATAATGTTTTTTACTTTAGTCTATGCTACAATAAAAGATTTTATAGGATTTGTATTATGATTACAGAAATCAATGAGTTTATAGAGAAAATGAATTCTTCAACGTCATCAAATGACAAAGTAGAAATTATAAGATTAGCAGAGAAAAACGTGTTAAGAGTTTTATATTATACATATAATACTTTTATGCAATATAATATAACGTCTAAAGTTCTAAATAAAAGAAAAGATCTATGTAACAAACATACAAAATTTAGCTCTATATTTGATCTGTTTGATTCTTTAAATCAAAGATTAATTACAGGACATAAAGCGATAGAAGAAACAAACGGGTTTATCTATTGTAATCCTGCGTATGAAAAATTATTATGTCTAATGTTAGAAAGAAACTTGAAAGTTAGAGCATCAGTTAAATTAATAAATAAAGCTGTGCCAAGTTTGATACCTACTTTTAACGTAGCATTAGCTAATAAATACGATGAGAAGACAAAAAAGAAAGTTGACCTTGAAAAAGATGTCTGGTATGTATCAAGAAAGCTTGATGGTGTTCGTTGTCTTATTGTTGTTGATGACAAAGGTAAAGCTAAATCATTCTCTAGAGCAGGAAAACAATTTCATACGTTATCCTTAATAGAAGAAGAAATAAAAAGCTTAGGTGTTAAAAACATTGTCTACGACGGTGAAATGTGTATAGTTGATGAAAATGGTAACGAAGATTTTCAAACTGTAATGAAAGAGATAGGTCGCAAAGACCACACTATTCAAAAAGGTTTATATCAGATATTTGACTTCATACCTTACGAAATGTTTAAAAGAGGAGACTCTTCCTCGGGCACTTTCTCGCAAAGAGTTTTTGCACTACAAAGTCTTATGTTAGGAGAAACTCTGAATTGTCTGGATTTCTTAGAACAAACTCCGATATCAAATTTTGAAGAGCTTGATAAATTAACACAAAAGGCGTCTGAAAAAGGTTGGGAAGGCTTAATGTTGCGTAAGAACGATACTTATAAAGGTAAACGTTCTAATG